CTGTGCTGCTCCAGAAACGCCGATACCGTGCCAATGCACAACTCCGCGTCATGGCGGTATATGTCGCATAGGCCGTAGTAGGTCTGTTGGGCGATGTCAGTCATGGCGCTGTGCCGGAGCCAAATAATCTGACAGCGCCTTGATTGTAGAGTATCGCGGGCTTGTTTGCTTGCCGTCGCGAATGTCTGCAATGGTCTGCGCAGAAAGCCCTGTGGCGTCTGATACCTTTGAAAGCACCCTATCTTGTAGCATGGTTTTTATATTGTCTAAATCTAGCATATCGCCACCTATATTTGGTATTACTATAATTTGTTCTTGCACAACCCCGCCAGTCATGCAACAACATTTAAGCGGGATTAGAGAGTGCGACCCGCCGCACGGGCCAATGCGCCAAACCAAAGGACTAGAATATGAGTATTCTTGCGACAGCAAGTAAACCCGCAGACCGCGCCGTTATGGTGACGATTTGCGGAGATAGCGGAATGGGCAAAACCAGCCTTGCCGCGACATTCCCCAAGCCAATTTTCATCCGCGCCGAGGACGGATTGCAGGCAATCCCTGCGGACATTCGGCCAGACGCCTTGCCTCTTGTATCAAACGGCGCAATGCTTTGGGAACAACTAACGGCGTTGATCCAAGAGGATCACGAATATCAGACAATCGTGATTGACAGCGTGACCGCGCTGGAACGGCTGTTTATATCAGAGGTAACAGAAAGCGACCCTAAGTCTAAGGGGATCAATCAAGCGTTTGGGGGTTGGGGTGCGGGTATGGACGCTGTTGGCGCGATGCACCGCCGCGTGCGGAAGGCATGCGGTCTATTGAACGAGCGCAAGGGGATGCACGCGGTTTTTATATCGCACGCTGACACTAAAACCATGAAGCTGCCAGACCAAGACGACTACATGCGCTATACCCTGCGTCTACACCAAGACAAATCAATGCCGCCCTACGTTGACGATGTGGACGTGGTGGCGTTCTTGCGCCAGCAAATGTTTGTTTCCGGTGGCGACGATGAGCGCAAAAAGGCACGCGGCACTGGTGCGCGTGAACTGGTATGCAACGTATCGCCCGCCAACGTATCCAAAAACCGCTACAACATCACCGAACCGATGGCGGTCAAGATGGGTGAAAACCCCCTTGCCGACTTCATCCCCGCCCTAAATGGGCATAATGCACCGAAGAAAAAGGACATCACACAATGAGCAGTTTTTGGGATCTAAGCGACGGCGAAACCGCAGCGGACACGCCAAAGGAATATGAAGTGCCGGGCGGCAACATGGAGCCAATCCCGAATAACTCGGACGTGCTTGCCATCATTGATGAAATCAAGTGGACCACGAACGGGAATGAATCCGACCCGCGCGAATACATCAGCGCGCGCTGGTCTGTGATGGCCCCAGAGCAATTCAAAAACCGAAAGGTGTTCCATAAAATTTGGGTTACGGACTTTGACCCGAACACCAATGACGAAGCCAAGGCCAAGGCTAAGCGTGACAAGGCACGCCGGATGCTGGCGGCGATTGATGCAAACGCAGGCGGTCAGTTGACCCGCAGCGGCGAGGCACCAACCAGCGACATGCTGGCTATGCACCTGACCAATAAACCGATGGTGATCAAGTGCATGGTGTGGAGCATGAAGGGCAACACGGGCGAAATGATGGAAGGAAACTGGGTATCTGCGGTTTCACCGTCTGACAAGCCGTTGCATGTGGGCGAGGCTACGAAAAAACCGGCGGCGAGTGGCGGGTCTGGCGGTCGCGCCGATCTGGATGATGAGATTCCGTTCTAAATAAACGGGGGCGACCCGCGCCGCGAAGGTGTGGAGCCGATTACCCTGAGTTATTCAGAGGCGCGGCGCGGGTCTTTTTAGCAGAAATTGGAGAATAACATGGAACAACGCGAACTAAAAGATGCCTTACTTTACTCACCAAAAAGCGGTGTGTTTTACTGGATAAAACCGCCAGCAGGACATGGCGACCTGTTAGGCGAGGCCGCTGGATCAATCACATCATCAAATGGGAAAGAATACCATGTAATCCAGTTTATGGGCAAGAAATTCAAAAGAAGCCATCTAGCATGGATGTATATGACTGGAGGCTTCTGCGACGATGATGTGATTGACCACGCCGATGGTAATTCAACAAACGACAAATGGGAAAATCTTAGGCCCGCATCTTTTATGAAGAACTCGCAGAATAGGAAAAAACCAAAGGACGGGAAGTCGCTTCCGATGGGCGTAAGGCTTCTTAAAAGCGGCATGTTTGGGGCAAGAATAACAGTAAAAGGATCGCAGATATCTCTTGGTTCATTCCGAACCCCTGAAATTGCTTCAATCGCATACATCAACGCAAGGGAGAAGTATTTTGCAGAATTCGCATAACATAACGCAACGATCTCCTGAATGGCACGCCGCGCGCGCGGGCCGGATCACCGCAAGCACGGCGGGGGCATTTCTTGGCCTGTCACCCTACATGAAGCCACAAGACGCCATGCGCGCTCTGGTGCGGTCCATGCACGGGATGGATACGGAGTTTCAAGGCAACGTGGCGACCGAATACGGCACTTTCCATGAGGATGGCGCGCTGGTGGAATACCAGATGGAAACGGGGAATGTGGTGGAGCCGCTGGCGTTTGCGCCTCATAGCGATTGGCTGGGCGCATCGCCGGACGGGCTGATCGAGCATGACGGCCTGCTAGAGATTAAATGCCCGTTTGGACAGCGCAAGAAAAGCCCGCCTGAGTTCAAAAGCATTGACGATCAGCCGCAATACTATGCGCAAATTCAGGTGCAGCTATTTTGCACTGGCCGCGAGTGGTGCCACTTTTTCCAGTGGTCGCCGCACGGCACAAAGCTGGAATTAGTCGCGGCAGACGCAGAGTGGATTGCGGAAAACATGCCAATCCTGCGCACCGCATGGGAAGCCGCCCGCCTTGCAGACCCCACAGAATACGAAGGGCCAAAGCGCACGGAGATTGACACGCCGGAAGCCGTGCGTCTGGTACGCGAATACGACGAACTGTCGGACGCGATGGATGCCGCAAAAGAAAAGCGCAACGAGGTGCTGGCAAACATGGTGCGCATCGGTGGCGGCAAAAGCGCGACAATCGCAGGCCGCAAGCTGACGCTGGTGGAACGGAAAGGGTCGGTTGCCTATGCAAAGGCTCTGGCCGCTGCCGCGCCTGATTTTGATTTGGAGCCATATCGCGGCAAGGCCAGTGAGGGGTGGAAGTTCACATGATTTGGGCAACAGTCATAACCGATGCCAGCTATTCGGACCAAGACAACAAAGCGGGGTGGGCCGCATGGATAAACATCGACGGCCTATCCTATCCTATTAAAAAATACGGCTCTTTTTCTAGCGACGTAAACACTAGCACAGATGCCGAAATAAAAGCGGCCCTTAACGGAATGTGGATAGCACGAAAATACGGGGCCGACGCGATACTTTTGCAAACTGACTGCATGGCGGTCGTTCATTTAATTGCAGGGTTTACAAAAAAGCCTAATCTGGTGTCCGACTGGAATCGCAAGATTGAAGCGGCTGGCCTTCTAGGTGTCCCGATACGTGCCAAGCACGTCAAGGGCCACACACAGACAAAAGACGCGCGAAGCTACGTCAACAGGTGGTGCGATACCCACGCAAACAAAGCGAGGCGCGCGCCATGACCCTCCGCCCATACCAGCAAGCCGCCGTAGATGCCGCATGGGATTGGACCACGAGCAGCGTTGACCCGTTCCTGATTGAAGCGGCCACAGGCGCGGGCAAAAGCCACATCATCGCGGAGATAGCGCGCAAGATCCACGTTCACACGGGCAAGCGGGTTCTGTGCCTTGCGCCCAGCGCGGAACTTGTCACGCAGAACCGTGCGAAGTATCTCGCAAGCGGGCATCAGGCAAGCATGTTCTCCGCCAGCGCAGGGGCAAAGGAATTGCGGCACCCCGTTGTATTTGGATCACCACTCACGGTTAAAAACCGCATATCTAGGTTCCAGGACGGCTATGCGATGGTAGTGCTGGACGAAGCACACGGGATAACGCCAACCATTCGGGGGATTATCGACGCCATGCGCGAAGGCAACCCGAACCTGCGCGTGTGCGGGCTAACTGCCACGCCGTACCGATTGGGGTCTGGATACATTTTTTGCATGGGTCCGAACGGAAAGATCAACACGCCAGACACGGCCAAAGATCCGTATTTTATGAAATGCGTGTCGCAGATTCAAGCGCCGGAATTGATTGATCAGGGATACCTGACGCCGCCCGTTGTTGGCACGGCTGGCGCGGGCAAATACGACACGTCGGCGCTGGTGGCAAACAAGGCTGGCAATTTTGACGCCGCCGCTGTTGATCAGGCTTATCACGGCCACGGGCGGCTAACGTCTGCAATTGTTGCGGACGTGGTGGCCCAAACGCGGGCGCGTAATGGCGTGATGTTCTTTGCGGCTACCGTCCAGCACGCGCAGGAAATCATGGCGTCCCTGCCCCCGCATATGTCCGCTATCGTCACGGCGAACACGCCAACGGGTGAGCGCAAGTCAATTCTTGCGCGGTTCTTGGCGCGGGATATTAAATATCTGGTGAACGTGTCTGTTTTGACCGTTGGCTTTGATGCGCCTCACGTCGATTGTATTGCTATTCTGCGCAAAACTGAAAGCGTTGGGTTGCTGCAACAGATCATCGGGCGCGGGCTTCGCTTGGACAATGGTAAAACGGATTGCTTGGTGCTGGATTATACCAGCAACATCGAGGACCACTGCCCCGACGGAGACTTATTTTCGCCAGTGGTGAAGGCCGGAATTGGCACTGAAGGCACAGGCATGGCCGCTGTGTGCCCTGAGTGCGCATATGAAAACACGTTTTCCGCCAACGTCAAACATCTGCAATATGACCGTGACGAAGCGGGGTATTGTCTGGATCTCGACGGGCAGCAGGTGCGGACGGACTTCGGCCCGCTATCCGCCCACCATGGCAGGCGTTGCTGTGGCATGGTGCAGGTCGGACGTAAGGGCCAGTATGATCGGTGCGGCTATCGCTGGACGTTCAAGGAATGCCCGCATTGTGATGCGCCTAACGATATTGCGGCGCGATACTGCATTGAGTGCAAGGGAGAGATAGTTGACCCGAACACAAGGCTGCGTGATGAATTCGCACGGATCAAGCGCACGCCCACAGAAAAGCAG